GGTCGATTCTCTAACAAGTCGATGCGATACGACAGTCACCAAGCCTGCACTCGTTGTGTTGCTGCTGCCCGTGAAGGTCGCATGTCATTTGACATTGACCGCCTCCTCAAACGAGAACGCAAACGTGCACTTAAATTCTGGTCCCAAGTAGACATCGGTGATCCCGATGAGTGCTGGATGTGGAGTGGTTGTATCAACAAGCGCACCAAGCAGCCTCAGTTTTCATGGAGACGTCACGGTATCTCTAGCTCGACGCAGCATCACCCTCAGCGGATTGCTATGTGGTTTAGCTGGGGAGACCTAGGTTTCACTGGAGTTAAGACAACATGCGGTGAGAAATATTGCTGTAATCCTTTCCACCTGATTCCACAAAACGTCGGTGTCTTTGTTGACCAAGATAGTTACATGGAATCATTCGAGTTAGCGTGTCAACTTCATACGCTTAAGCAACAAGTAGCTGAGTATATGATTGAAGAAGCTCTTAAAGAGCAGGCACTCATGGATGAATCTAAAGAGATTGATGCCCGTGCTGATCTTCTGCTTAACCCTGACACAGGTTTTGCTGAACGCTTTGATGCAGTCATGACTGACATGCTTGCCGGTCGTCACATTAGTCAGACCGAACCTAAGGACCCTGGACTACTTCGTAAGCCTTCTGATAATGAAGATAGCAACGAAGAATTCTAACCTCACATTAACGATTAAAAACACTTATCTTAAACAAAGAGTCATTTAATTATGTCTAGACGCACAGATCTACTTCAGCAACTCATTCAATCCGACAAGTTCGGTGAAGAGAAAACTCAGGAGCAACAATTCCTTGCTGCTACTGCCGAGTTAATTCTTTATGACCTAGTAAACATTGCGATTACTGGCGTTGAAAAGAAGGGTGCTGGTTCACTTGTTATCAATTTACAGAACGACTCCACGACATTTATGTCTGGTAACGCAATTGAATTTGATATTAGAACAGCTGAACGCGAAGAAGATACTGAAGTCCTTGAGTTCCTACGGAAACTTATGGAAGAGATAGACGAAAATGACTGGAGCAAGAATGTCTTAATTACGTTGATTAGTGATGCTGGAACAAGAACATTTGCTGTCGAAGCAGGAGGGAGCCAAGAAAGCCTCCGAGCGCTTGCAGCAGAATTTAGCGGATAAGCTTAAGTCTCAAGGTCTCAAGCTACCTCTTTATCCGACACCTCAAATCATTGAGCGTGCTCGTGAAGTTATGGGTGGCATTGACTTTGATCCGACTTCAGATCCTGTACAACAGGTTCTTGTTAGTGCAACGTCTGTGCCATCGATTGAAATCAATCCGCTCCAAGAGCATTGGCATGGCAACGTATGGGTCTCTCCCAAAGGTGCTGTCCGTAACTCACGCATCTGGTTCAATAAAACAATTAATGAATACCGTAACGGTCACATTAATAGCTTTGTATTTTTTACCAGCGCATCTGAATTACTACGAGCATCACCTGTCATCTGGGACTACCCCGTCTGCATACCGTTCAAACGTATTAAGCAACTCAAGGCTACGACCAATGGCTTTGAACCTGTCTGTCCTTCTACCTGGAATGCCATTGTCTATGGCCCTCCACTAGAGCAGATCATCTCATCGATTGATAAGGTCACCTTGTTCTATAACAGCTTCCGTGATATCGGTCGCGTTATCTACAACGAATTTGCTGGCGACAGCTGGAACAAAGATCTTGAGTATTACGATGAACAACGAGGACAACTCTGATGAGTAAGCACATTGATAAGAACTATCTGTATAACTTACCATCGGGTTTGTCCGTTCATCCATGCCGCTTGATTCATAAAGATGGCACACTGATGTGGAAGCACGCTCTGCTTGGTCCTAGCAATGTCGCTGCGATGCCTACCCATGAGGCGCATGAACAACACATACAAAAAACTGCCCAGCGTTTAGAAGAGCTGAACAGTTGGGTGTCTCAAGAGTTAGAACCTTGGCAGTGCTTTATTCCCTACGCCTGGTATTCACCTGATGATTCGGAACTAACTGATGGTATCAGTGTTTATTTCATTCACGCTATCTACAGTAACGAAGATATCTTTGACACCTTACTGCCTCACATTCAAGAACATGAGACATTAGAGCAGCGTGACGGGTTGCTATTCTTCAAGCGGTGTTAATCCTGCTGCATCACTAGGATAACATTCTAGATAAGCATCCATTGGAATCACAATATAGTCAGCAGTTAGATTCGTATCTAAGTAGTTGACTGTCATCCAACCAGGCTGTGACTCTACAGCACCTGTGATTGTGTAGCCAGCAAGTATGCTGCAGAAAATAAGTGGTGTCATTTGTTTTCCTCTAAGTGTTTAATTAGTCGTGTCAAATACCACTGTGCTTTCTGTGCATCCTGCGGTGCATTGCCTTTGAGCCATAGACGAAGCAGATACTTCAGTGCCTGTGCTTGCAGCATCCCTGACTTCACATCAGGAGCATCTTGAATTGCTTCCTCAATGGTATCAATACACTCTTGAGAACCACGTGTGTAATGCGCTGGACTATTAACTAGATCGTTCTGTGCTTCGGGGTGATAGAAGTTGCCGTCGTTATCGACTGGTCCAACTTTGTCATAGCCCTCGACAATCTTTAGCCAATGGTTTCCATCTTTAAGATTCGGAACTACATATCGCTTGTCGTCCTCTGTCCAGTCGTGGTCGTTGTATCTGTTGAATTCTTTTTTGAAGTTCTCGTAATCCATGTATCGCATTCACGTGTTTCACTACCTAATATAGAAGAGAATAATGTTATATGAGAGATATGCCTGCACCTAAAGGTGACCCCTGTTATATCAAAAATAAAGATCGATACTTTATGTCTATTGCCACTGCAATCGCCCGTGGCTCAACGCATCCCATCGTTCCTGGTGGCTGCGTCTTGATCCGTGATCGTGAGGTCATTGGTGATGGACGCTCCGTGCTTGCTCAATCCAAAGTAGAAATTGATTGTATTACCTATGCCATTGCCACTTGCGCCAAACGAGGCACGCCCACCACCGGAGCTGTGATCTATAGCACCCGCTATCCATTCTCTGCATCGGTCTTCCAAGCTTATCTAATGGGCATTCGTAGGTTTGTTGTTGCCGCTCACGAATGGGAGCCTTACTATAAGGATGAGTTCAGACGTGCTGCACGTTTGGCAAGAGAGTTGTCTATAGCTATTGAACCTTTGTTTGATGATGTAGACCAACGGTTCACGGAGAATCCACACGAGCTTGATGAGTTCGATCCACAAGATAAATCTGATTTAGATAATGACTGAACTACTATTTGACATAGAAAGCACGGGCTTACTTCGTGTTGGCTCCACCATTCATTGCATCGTTATGCGTGATATGGATACAGTAGAAGAGGCGCAAGTCTTTGATTACAAGCCAGAACGTGCTGTCATACAAGGCGTTAAGAAGCTAGAGAAAGCTGATGTGCTAATCGGTCACAACATTATCAACTATGACATCCCACTCCTCAAGGAACAGTTTCCAGACTTTACCTTTGGAGGTGAGGTCCTTGATACTCTTGTTCTCTCCCGTCTTTTTTATCCCCATATTGCTGACCGTGATTATGAAAGACGCCCTCAAGGAATGCCGCAAAGGCTTTACGGACGCCACAGTCTCGAAGCCTGGGGACATCGATTAAAGTGTTTTAAGGGTGACTTCGGTAAGCACGAAGCTGCATGGGATCAATACACACCAGAGATGCTTGACTATTGCATTCAAGACACGATGGTGACCGTCAAGCTATATGAACTAATGAAGAGGAGGATAAATGAAAATACCTGATTGCGTATCACTTGAGATGAAAATGGCCGAACTCATGGCCCAACAAGAAGCCAGTGGCTTTCCGTTTGATCTTGATGCTGCTGAACGTGTGAAGGGACAACTCGCATGTGAGGCTGAAAGTATCCAAGAAAAAATTCAGAGCACTTACAACTATTACCCTGGCAAGGTCTTCACACCAAAGCGCACCTCTGCCAAGACTGGTTACGTCGCTGGTGCACCCATGACCAAGCTTGTGGACTTCAATCCAACAAGCAGACTGCATATCCACTGGGCGCTTACGACTTTCCGTGGTGCTCGTTTTACCAAGGTGACTGACTCCGGTAAACCAAAGGTTGATGAAGCCACACTGTCTGAAGTCAGAGACCAAGCACTTGCTGCTGGTAATACCCAGCTTCATGAAGAGTGTGAGATGTTTATCCGTCTGCTCACTCTGCAAAAGCACATGGGTCAGCTGTCTGAAGGTGCTAACTCCTGGTTCAACTCGATTGGGCCTGATGGTTGTATCCATCACAGCTGCACTTTGTCTACACAAACTGGGCGAAATGCACACCGGGGTCCGAATCTCGGGCAAGTCGTGTCTGCGCCATGGGCTAGGGAATTGTTTGTTCCATTCCCTGGTCACGTGATGGTTGGTGCTGACTTAGAAGGCATCGAGCTCAGGGCGCTCGGGCACTACCTGAGCAGGTTCGATGAGGGCTCATTTGCTGAAGTTGTTTGCAACGGTGACATTCACCAGCAGAACGCAGACCGCGTGGGATGCACAAGGCCGCAGGTAAAGTCGCTGACCTATGCGTTCATCTATGGAGCGGGTGATGCCAAGCTTGGTCATGTCTTGCATCCTGAGTATTCAGATGCACAGAAGAAAGCTCTTGGCGGTGAACTACGTCGTAAGTTCCTTGACGCAATCCCTGGACTAGAGCCACTGATTAATGCAGTGAAGCTTAAGGTACGTGAGACTGGCAAGCTCAAAGGTCTTGATGGTCGTCCGATCTTCTGTGACGGAGAACATAAGAGTCTTAACTTCTTGCTTCAGTCATGTGGTGCGATTATCAGCAAGCGTTGGTGTGTCATCTCTCAGGAGCTTATTGATGCTGCTGGTTTGACCTATGACAAGGACTACACTCGTTGCGCTTACGTGCACGATGAACAGCAGTTCTCTGTGCTGCCATCAGAAGCAGACCGTGTTGCTGAATTACTTGTGAAAGCTGCACCACTCGCTGGTCAGTATTACAAGTTCAAAGTACCAATTACTGCTGCGTCTGATATCGGTAACTCATGGGCCGCCACGCATTAGATACAATAGTTGCTATGGAACAGTCAGAGATTACATTTACAATGAATGAGCGTTCAGTTCGGGCGCTACATTCAGCTG